CAGATGGATAAATCGGAGTTCTTTCAAGAACAGGAAATAGTAACTACTGATGTGCCCATGATGAATGTGGCATTGACAGGTTCTTTGGATGGAGGGATCACGGCGGGTATGACGGTACTTGCAGGACCATCTAAGCACTTCAAGACTTCCTTCGCATTGAAGATGGCCGCCGCGTACTTGAATGCAAAACCTGATGCTGTTATGTTGTTCTATGATTCAGAGTTTGGTTCACCTCAGTCATACTTCGATGCGTTTGGTATCGACACCTCTCGTGTGCTTCACGTTCCTATTACAGACGTAGAAGAGTTGAAGTTTGATCTCATTGCTCAGTTGGAAGACATGGACAAAACGGACGATGTGATCATTGTGATCGACTCTATTGGTAACCTAGCATCTAAGAAAGAACTCGAAGATGCCAAGAACGAAAAGTCTGTTGGTGATATGTCACGAGCAAAGGCACTGAAAGGTTTGTTCCGTATGACCACACCTTACCTTGCAATGAAGAACATTCCTTTGCTTGCTATCAATCACACCTATAAAGAGATTGGATTGTATCCAAAAGATATCGTTGGTGGTGGTACAGGTATCTACTACTCGGCAAACAACATCTGGATCATTGGTCGCAGACAGCAGAAGACCGGTACTGAAGTGACGGGTTATGATTTTGTTATCAAGGTTGAGAAGTCTAGGTTTGTTAAAGAACAGTCCAAGATTCCAATCAGCGTGACTTGGGAAGGTGGTATTAATGAAATGTCAGGCCTGCTTGATGTTGCTCTGGCAGGGGGTTATGTAGTGAAACCATCTAATGGGTGGTATCAGAAAGTAGGAGAAGAGAAGAAGTATCGTGAAAAAGAACTTGACAAAGATTTCTGGTGTGATATACTAGATGATAAAGTATTCCAAGACTATGTACGTAATGCATTCTCAGTTGGATCGGAGGTAGTAGACTTAGGCGTTGAGGTAGCAGAAGATGCTTAAAACGCAGTTGACCATGACAGAGAACGAGGATTATACTTTAGTACCTGTCGTGGAATCATCAAATGATCAGGCATGGGAAATTCGAATTACCAATGGTCCCTTTACAGAGACCATGTTGAGGTTCGGTAACATATCTTTTAATCCTGATGATGACTGTTTGAACTTTAATTTTATAGTGTCGTATACTCCTTCGGTTGGTCTAGACAACGACGATGTTAATTTACAACAAGTTGCTGGCGCAATACTTGAAGATATATTAGAGAAGAGTATCGAATCCGGTACTCTAGATACCAAAGAAAGGGAATGATGTGGTCACAACTACGCCAATCGAATTAGAAAAGACTATACTGAGAAACTTGTTAACAAACGACACCTTTATGAGAAAGGCCAGTCCGTTTGTGAGTGCAGACTATTTCGAAGGGGTTTACCGTGAGTTATTTAAACTCATGGAAAAATATATAAGGAAGTATAATAAACTTCCTTCACACGAAGGTTTCAAAATTGAACTTGATGAAGTTAAGATCAATGATGAAATGTATACCCACGCTATGGACATTCTTCCAGACATCTTCAATTCAAAAGAGGAAGATCTGGAATGGTTGCTCGACACCACCGAAAGATGGTGTCAAGATCGTGCGGTATATCTTGCGGTCATGGAATCGATTCAAATTCTTGACGGTAGACATCAGGAATTATCGAAGAATGCAATTCCTGATGTGTTAACAAAGGCACTGGCAGTTTGTTTCGACACTAATGTTGGACATGACTATTTAGAAAATGTGAATGAACGCTTCGACTTTTATCATGAGCAAGAGGAACGTATCCCATTTGATTTGGATTATTTCAATCAAATAACTAAGGGTGGGTTGCCTAATAAGACTCTGAACATCGCACTGGCAGGTACAGGCGTGGGTAAAAGTCTTTTTATGTGTCATCAAGCTGCCAGTTGTCTTTCTCAGGGACGTAATGTTCTTTATATCACTATGGAGATGGCAGAAGAACGCATTGCAGAACGCATCGATGCTAATCTGTTGGATGTACCAATAGATCAATTGGATCATATGTCCAAATCTATGTTCACTGATCGCGTCAACAAGATTAAACAGAAAACCACTGGTAAATTGATCATTAAAGAATATCCTACCGGACAGGCACACACGAGTCATTTTCGGGCACTATTGAATGAATTGAAACTCAAGAAGCAATTTAAACCTGAGATTATATTCATCGACTACCTAAATATATGTGCATCGTCACGAATGAAAAGTATGGGTGGGGCAATCAATTCCTATACTTACATCAAATCTGTTGCTGAAGAGATTCGTGGTTTGGCAGTCGAGTTTGATGTGCCTATCATGAGTGCGACTCAAACGACACGATCTGGGTACAGCAATTCTGATCCCGGACTCGAAGATACTAGTGAAAGTTTTGGTTTACCTGCAACCGCAGATCTGATGTTTGCTTTAGTGTCTAATGAAGAACTTGAATCCTTGAATCAGATTATGATTAAACAGTTGAAGAATCGTTACAATGATCCTAATGCTAACAAGCGGTTTATTATCGGTGTTGATCGTAGTAAGATGCGACTATATGATGTTGATCAGGAACAGAGTGAAGAACTTGTGAACGACGATGGTCCTGTGTTTGACAAGAGTACGAATGGACAACGCATTGCATCCGAAAGATTTAGTAAACTGAGAATATAAAATGTCTGAGATAACTATTCGTAACCAAGAGTATTTAAATCGACTGAACGGTTTAATTGAAACTTTTAGATTTCAATATAACGAGATGGGATCCCGTGCTCCGATTGCTTCTTTAGTGCACAATAGCGAGTTTGTACCAAAAGGGAATCCCACGGATTGGTACATGAGCAAAGATGCATTAGATCTGTACTTGGAAAATTCGGATAGTCATGATGGAATGCCTCAAGATTATCGGGCACTACCACTCTCTCTTTTCATTAGCCGAGGATCTCATTTTGAAAAATTGGAAGAAGAGTGGCGCTATAATTTTCCTCGGGACATTGGGGCACATACGTGTGCTCTAATGAACTATTATCCGAAAGATGGACTCACAGGTTGGCACACCAATTGGAATGCTAATGCATATCAGGTTTTGTTGACTTGGAGTGAAACCGGAGCAGGATTTTTTCGATACCGTAATCCTGCATCGGGAGAGATTGTAACTGTACAAGATACGGCAGGATGGAGTTGTAGACATTATTATTTTGGTAGACACGATGAACCGGATGCCCATTGTTGGCATGGATGTTATACAGAGTGTGAGAGATTCACTCTGGCATATAAATTCTGTAACGATTCTTTACAATCACCCAATGACATTTTAGCACGGAGCATACGCGATGACTTTTTGGAAGAACTTTCTACCCCATAATCACCCAGTGCTTTTTGGTCTATTATTCTGTGTATTGTTCTGGATTGTGGTGTCCAGTGCTATATTACTTTTAGGAGAAACCGATGAGAACCCAAAACCGATTGAAGAAACAACGCCAAATCAACCGGCACCTCAACAACTTGAAGAAGAACCAGTCTTTGTACAAAGCGGATCAGGAGATGCAGAGGAAACTGCAAGAGTCCAAGAACTTGAATGTCTCGCTCTTAATGTCTATCATGAGTCTCGGAGCGATAACTTTGCTGGTCGCATTGCTGTTGCTGATGTAGTGATGAACAGAGTTGATAGTAATCTGTTCCCCAACACCATCTGTGAGGTTGTCAACCAGTCCGTGATGCGAACTAACTGGAAAGGTAATGAGGTTCCGGTTCGTGGTATGTGTCACTTCTCTTGGTACTGTGACGGGTTGAGTGATGAACCTATGGAGACTGATTCATACGAGGATGCACAGATCGTGGCGGAGATGGCACTACGTGGCGGTTGGAGAGGCATTACAGAAGGTGCTACACATTATCACGCGACATACGTAACACCTAATTGGATCAACGACAGAGGCATGGTCCCCGTTGGTAGGATTGGATCGCATAAGTTTTATCGGTGGCACTAATGCGAAAACTCTGGACGATATGGCAGTATTCATTGGGTGGTTATTCTGATGACAAGACAGAACCTTACGATAAGTACATCACAATAGTAAGAACCATAATCGTTGGGGTAAATTTCATGACATGTTTTTTTATCATGTCTAACGTAGTTCATAATTGGTGATTACATGATTACAGGATTCACAGCTAGCACATTTGACTTGCTCCACGCGGGGCATGTTTCTATGCTTCGCGAAGCAAAAGACCAATGCGAATATTTAATATGCGGATTGCAGGTTGATCCCTCACTTGATCGAGAAAACAAAAATTCTCCGGTGCAAACTCTCGTAGAACGTTACGCACAACTGAATGCTATTCAATACGTGGATGAAATTATTCCTTACCAGACTGAACAAGACCTCGAAGACATCTTGACAATGTACAATTTTGATGTTAGAATAATAGGTTCAGAATATAAAGATAAGAAATTTACTGGTAGAGCAATCTGTGCCAGCAGAGGCATTGAGATCTACTTCAACAAACGAGACCATAGGTTCTCAACAAGTGACTTACGGAGACGTGTGAATGAACTACAAGTTCAATGAAGATAATTTAGTGAAGGAGTTAATGAATTATGTTGACCAAACATATGATCAGCATTATGCGACAGATAAATATCAAGCAACTGATGTCATTATTGATAGTGGTCATGGCACTGGGTTTTGCTTGGGAAACGTCATCAAGTATGCTAAAAGATATGGGAACAAAGGTACTCCCTCTGATGCACGTAAAGACATCTTGAAGATTCTCCACTATGCTTTGATCCAGTTAGATATTCATGATCAAGAGCAAAACAAACACTGGGATCATTCTGATGAATATCCTAAAAAAAGATTGAACGATGTGTCGCCTGACGAATGGGATAGAGTAAATCGTGTAAAAGGAGCACCTCTCTGTGGATAATGTAATTGATTTTATGAAGTACAAACAAGCACGTGATGATATCGAAACCGAAATCATGCGCGAAGACATCCTTGAATTTCTCATGAATGTTGGGGACTATACGCCGGACACCTTTACATTCACCATTGATGATGATGATGAACTCCCTGATGGTTAAGAAACAAAAAATCCTGTCAGACGATCAACTCTCAGAACTTCAAGATTTATATGCTAGGTTGAAAAACACTAAGTACTGTAGGTTTTTCAACCAGTGGGATAATCTATATGATGTGAGCCGAACGCAACTCTGGCCAGCATTCAAAGATCATGAGGTTCTGAACTATCTCTGCGAACACTTTGGTATGACTTATGAGAATAGTTATTTTCTTTCTTATACGAGGGGTTCGTTTACTGCCACACATGTAGACACAGATAAGGCGAACCTGACTTTAATTACTTTGATTGATAAAACTGATGATCTTATAGGAGGGGATGTAATTGTAATAAAACCTTTACCCAAACGAGAACTCAGGGGTGAGTTTCGAGGTAAGGAGGGAACACGGGCCAGAGTGGGAAAATTAATTGTCCCCGAGGTGTGGCCACAGGAAGTTGGAGAAAGTTTAATATATGATGGCGGCACCACTCATGGTGTCACGCGTGTAAAAAAAGGAGAACGAATTGTTCTCGTAACATGGTTGAAAGAGAAAGTATAATTATGAAAAAAGGATTTACCAAAGCAGCACAGGCAGGAGTAGTGACAGTTGAGTTTACTAAGATTGGTACAGGTGAGTTAAGGGTAATGCCGTGTACATTGAATGTAGAGTTGTCTGGGCACAATGTACCAGAGATTCTCGAACAGCGAGAAGATAACGACCACTTGGTAGTGTGGTGTCTAGATAAAGAGGCTTGGAGAAGTTTTCGAACTGAAACAGTAATTAAATGGTATGAAGGTTATCCCAAAGACCAAACGTAACTGCTAACCTTTTCTGCCGTATCCATTCGATCATCAGTTACAAAAAGTTTTCCACTGAAAGATCGATAGAGGTAATAAGTTTTACCTGAGACAGGTTGGTACTTTTCCAGAACCAATGTTTGAAGAAGAGACATATTTCACCGTGTTAAGTTGGAAGTATATATAAAATTGAGAAGCTGTAGAAAAAAATGAAAGTTAATATTTTAGCATTGAAAGAAACCTTTACCGATAAAATTGCGGGAACCATTATTAATTTTCCTCTGAACTACATCCTTGTAGTTTTTTGTCTCGGACTAGAAATGTCTGCCTTGCAAATGAGTGTCTTCATGACTTCTATCATATTCATCTTTGCACTATTCCGTTCGTATTTTATTAGAATTTATTTTAAGAAAAAGGAAGAATAACTGTATGAGTGATGTTTGGAATGGAGAGGCACGTGGTTGCTCTGATGTAATGTTTACCCGACTTCGAATCAACGAAAGAGATCGTGTGAACGCCGAAACCGATGTTGCAAGTGTCTGGAATTCAAGAATGATGGGGACTTATTTGAATTCTTTGAAGATCGAAGACTGTGTTATGGCATTAGTCTATGAGTGCGAAAATAATAATCGCAATTTAGTTGATATATTTGAAGAAGTATTAATAGAGAAAAGGAAGGTATAGTAGCATGAAATCAGCAGGAAAGGTCTGGGGCAAGACCCAGCAGATTGAAGCAAACGGTTCGTTAGAGTTCCACAGGATTGAGTTCAAGAAGGACTTTCAATGCTCTGAACACTATCACACCACCAAGTCGAACGGTTTCTTTGTTGAGTCGGGTAAGTTGTTGATCCGCACGTGGCCAGAGAACAGCGAGATTGTGGACACCACAATTCTAAACGCTGGCGAGTACATGGCAGTACCTGCCGGTGTATGGCATCAGTTTGTGGGTATCCAAGACGGTGTTGCGTTTGAGTTGTATTGGTCTGAGTTCGATCACAACGATATCGTGAGACGTTCACAGGGTTCTCGTGTGCCAACTGCGGATCAAGAAGAAGCAGTTGGCAAGCAGCAAGACCTGAATTGGGACGGCAATTAACAACATGAATAAAATTCAAGTTAATTCATAACAACTTGAAAATATATCAAGTAAAAAAATAAAAAAAAGTACTTTTTTACCCTCGTAAGTCATTGATTTATCGAGGGTTTTTTGCGTCTAATTTTCCCCTTACAAATCAATGACTTAGCGCTTGTGTTTTCACAACATTTACTGTATAATTACTATGTAATCAACGAGAAGAGAGAGACCTAAAGATGGAAAAAATGACAAGAACTGCTGCCTCTTATGAAACCTATGCCGAGTACGTTGCTGCTCGTCGTGCGACACGTCACCACGTTTTGCCTGAGGCCTTGTGGACTGCGTTGAAAGAAAACGAGTCTTTGTGTAACCCTCGAATGGCAGAAGGTTTTGCCGAGTTTGAGGCTGCATGGGAAGTGAAAGATGCTTCTTTGAGATTAGACCCTAGTAAACCTGCTTACATTGTGAGGACTGTATAATGATTAACTATAAAGCGTTTAAAGTTGCTGTTGTTGGTGAGACTATCGGTTGGAAATCTGCTGCCGGTTATCTTGAAGGTGAGATCACTCGAATCGATACTCGCAAGAACACTGCTTGCAAGAAGACTCTCAGTGATTGGGTGATGGTTGAGTTAGACCCTTACTTTGCTCGGTTCGAAGGTGAGAAGGCATATCTCAACGCAAACTTCCTGATGGAAGGTGGTAAGGTTCGTAATATTCTTGCTGGTGGATATGAGGAGGTAGCATAATGATTGTCAAAATGAAATGTAACTGGTCGTGTGATCGACCCGTGATCGAGATCTTCAAAGAAGGTACTTATGGTCCTGTCAGAGTTGGTGAAGGATTTACTCCTAACTTCCTAGCGTATCATATCCTTGCCAATGGTGGTCCTGCTCCGGAGATACGTGGTTTTGTTCCGGAAACCCACAACGCTCTCTGGGATGCTACGTGTGACCTCCTATGAAGAAGGGTGAGACGTATACGTTCCCTAACCCTACCGACCCAATTGGTGCGATGATCAAGAGTCATCGCCTTCAAGTGTTGGTTCACAGTTGCCTGTATTACTCTCTGGATGAGAACATATGGGATGACCACAAGTTCGATATGGTATGCAAAGAACTTGTGGGACTCATGAGAGACCACCCAGAAGCGTATTCTGATCGATTTGACGAGTATTTCGAGGGTTGGGATGGTAGTTCAGGGTATCACTTCCCACACCGTGACCCATGGGTCTTAGGTGCTGCTCAAAACTTGCTTAGATCAAAAAGTTATTACGATATAGCCAATTAGTCTAAGAAATGTGTTGACAAATGTACTAAAAACATTTATACTAGTATAGTAAAATAAAGAAACAGAGGAAATATCATGAGTTATCCGATTGAGAAAATGAGTGCCAAATTTGCTGACGAAGGTTTAGTGTTAGAGATGGACGCAGAACGAATGGTTAGTAAATGTGTCCGACCCAGCAAAAGATCACGTCTTGGTTATGTAAATGTGTTTCACATCCAGTTTCGTT